AGAACCATGAATTAGAATCAATCCGATCCAACCACAAATCTCACCAAACTGACGTACAACCCAGTTATACCATTCTATAATTTTAATCATTTCAAATGTCTTTCTTAAGTAATCTAAGAGTAGGTTTAAATTTTTGATAAAGGCCAACTTCACGTCCATATGCTTCAATCTCCCATAATGATTCCCAATATTCATCACCTTGATATTGTTCTCGTTGGAACGTTACCATGTTTCCTCTTTCGTGAAATTTCAATTCACCTTTAGCGTATTGCTTGACATGAACCATCTCATGTGCGAGAGATTGTAAGACACGTTTGCCAAGTTTATTCCATTCAAGATTAATTACAAATTGTTTTTTGCTCGGCATTCCAATACAATCATCTTTTGGAAATGCTTCACCAAGTACTTTACTTTTCTTGTAAAAATCTTTTATGATGTTTATGTCAATTTCCAACGAATCGGACAATCGTTCAGTCATCAAACGACTAGCATAGAAATGCGTAGCCATCTCTAAAATCTTTCGCTCTTTCGGAGTTAAGGTTGTGCCTTTTGCTCTGATAATAAGTTTCATGAAGTCTTTTCCTATCTTATGTTTATTGTAACACCATTTTGATATTCTGTCAACACATATTTAGTGAAAAGACTGGTATTTCACACTATGAAATTAAACCTTTAGATTGCCAAAATCTCTGTTTTTCTGCATTCGTTTACCGAAACCAGACTTATCAAATGCTGGTTTATCGTCTTCAATCTGTCCACTGTCTGAAATGTTAGTTTGCGCTGACTCTTCTGCATCATACAGTTTCATTTTCGCTCTGTCAACACCAATCACAAAACGTTTGTTTGTTGTTGGGTCGCTGTAACGATTCTTCAACTGCTTGACCATAATCTGATTCAACTCTGCAAGTTCTTCGGTTGAAATCAAAGCAAACATCAAGTCTGCTGTAGCTGGCAGACCAAATGATTCTGAAGTATCTTCAAGTCCAACGTCTGAGTTTGTGTAACCACTTCTCGTTGTTTGTGTAGCTGATACGATTGGAAGTTTATGTTCAACTGCAAGCCCACGCAACTCTTCTGCAATTGCTTTAATGTATGTGTAAGAGTTAATAGAAGAACCCATCTTCATACGTGCAGAAGAACAAATGTTCAGATAGTCAATGTAAATGATATCAGGAATGAATTGTCGTTTCAATTTCAATTCATTCAACAAATGATTGAAGTGATTTACGTTTGCACTAGCAGTTGGATATTCTTTGATGATTAGTTTACCCTTAGTCTTCTCACGTAGAGATTCAACTTTCTTCAAGTATGTTTCTTTAGGCATACCGATCAATCTGTCGAGTTCAACGTTCATCAAGTTAGCATCGATACGTTCTGCAATACGTTCTTCAGCCATTTCCATTGTGATGTAGAGAACGTTCTTACCCATCGTTAGATTGGCTGCCGCACAATGACACATGAACAAAGATTTACCAACACCAGTACCAGCAAGAACAATGTTCAAAGATTTTTCTGCAAGCCCACCTTTAGTGATTCTATTCAGATAGTCAAGGTCAAATGGGATTCGTCTTTCAACTTTATGATAGAAGTCATATCGTGTTTCTGCGTCATCAATAAAATCGTGACCAATGTGATTATCAAAAGAAACTGAAAGCGCATCTGCTAGAATTTTAGGGATTGAACCTTTGTCAAGTTTCTCTGTTTTGCTTTTACCTTTATCATCCAGAATCTGAATACTCTGCATGATACCATTGTAGATAGCTTTTTCTTGGCAGAAATCTTCTGTCGCATCAATCAACCATTTAGTGTCTGACACTTCAGGATCAATTGTAATTGATTTAACAAGCGCAACAGTTTTCTTGTGTTGGTCGTCAGTTAAGTTTACTCTCTTATCAATCTCAATGACCAACGCTTCTTTCGTTGGCATTGTATTGTACTTATTTACATAAGTCTGAATTTCATCAAACAAAAGTTTTTCTGATGATTCTTGAAAATATTCACCTTTAATAAATGGTAATGTTTTTCGTGTATACTCTTCATCCAGTAATAGGTGTTTGAGTATCTTTTGTTCCAAGTTCATTCTTATACCTTTTCTCAGCTTCGTCTAGTGCGTGTTTCAACAAATCATTTAAAACCTCACCAAGATATGATTCAAATGCATCATTACCTTTGAGTGCTTTGTGTTCTTCACTTATTATATCATAGTTGAAGCCAATTGAATAGGTTCCGTCAGAGTTTTCTTCATCGGCAAAATTAATTTCGCCAAAATGAAATACTGTGTCTTTAAAATCACCAGCAGTAATTTTAATTGTTGCGACAACATCTTTATCTTTGTATCTGATATCGCTTTCGGTGATTTCGTAAGTCTCTTCAATCTTCATTGACTAACTCCAACTCTTCTTCATCAGCAACACCCTCAACACCATCTTGCCCATACAAGAATTCTTTCTTACATGCTTCGTCAATCAATGCTAAGATATCAGGTGTGAAATACTTCTCTGGCTCTTCGTTGATGTTCTTGCCGAATACTTTAGTGCCATTAGCAAGTTCATATCGTGTAGATACTTTTTTGATGATACCATACTTCTCTGCAATTTCAAGCAAGCCAAAGTATCTGTCAAGCCCTGTGCTGTATGTAATCTTCACTTCAACTTGAGAGTTCTCTTTCGTCAAACGTGACTTCTGCAACTTGCAACGAACGATGTTACCAATAACAGCAGTACCATCTTTATCTTTACGCTTAGACAAGTAAACGATTGTGGATGCTGTGTACTTCAAGCCAGAACCACCAGACATTTCTTTAGTTGGAATGTATGCACCAACAACATCATAAACGTGATTCGTTACAAGCAAAGGCACACCAATCTTAGCAAGTTTCAAATTCAATACACGGAATGTTGCTTTGAGAATAGCAGACTTGGTCATGTCTTTAGTTTCTTTGCCTTCAGCAGTATCTTCCATTTCTTTAGTAGAAGACAACTGACCAAGAGAATCAAGAACCATAATCATTGGCTTGCGCTTCGCTTCTGGTTGCGCTTGATACTTCTCAATGATTTGCAATGCGGTATGACGAAACTTTTGAATTGTATCTGGTTCAGAGATTACGACACGCTTGGTGTCAACACCGCGAGACTCCATCATTTGTTTTGTGACTGCGGCTTCTGTATCAAAGTAGATAACACCGCCTTCAGGATTTGCATCAAGAAATTGTTTAACAATCCCAAGCACAAAGAATGTTTTACCAGTTGACGATTCACCAGCGAATGCAGTCACTTTGTTGTTAGGCACACCGCCATAGATGCTACCTGATAGAACAGCATTCAATGCATATGAACCCGTATCAATACATCCACTATACTCAGCAGATGCACCACCTTCAGATAAAATCTTTGTGTCTTCATCTTTCAATTGGTCAACTAAATCTGTAAAAAAATTGCTCATTGTGTTTTTCCTTCATAATATTTGTTTAATAACTTTGGCGAATGTTGTTCATACTCAGTAACATCAGGTTCGCTTTTCTTCTGCACTTCTAACTCATAGGTACGCTGACGGAGTTCCGATGTACTATAACTATGATTCCTTACATGATAGTATAACTCAATTCCGTTCTCAATGCAATATTGTTTACCAGTAAAGTCTTTATTTTTATATTCTTCACCAAGAAACCTTATGTGCATCGTTTGCGTCATAATCAGATTGGCTAAGTCTTCTTCGGTATGATACACAAGAATTTCATCCACATACTTACATGCCTGCAATTGAACATATCTTTCATATACCGATTGCACAGGCTTGTTTTTTGTGCTAGGTCTATCCACAGTAGGGTCGACCTGTAATGCAACAATCAAATAATCACACAACTTTTTTTCCATCTTTAGCATTGTCACATGACCAGCATGAAACAAATCAAATGATGAACAATTAAAACCAATTTTCATAATATTACTTCTCTAATGGATATTTTTGTGTACGGCGAACTTCAGAAACTTTTTCTATCTCATCTTTATTCATTGGCACGGGATCAAAAGACGTTACATCAATCTTTTCTTTTACTTCGTACTCTGTCTCTTCTAATTCTTTTTTCGTAGGAGTTTCATCTACGTTTGTCATGAATGGCAGAATTGGTTCTAGATTTTCTCTTTCTTCTCTTGCTTGTCTTAATGAAAAGTTACCTGCGATGACAAGCAAAACTGCAAGCGGATCAAAAACTAAAACGATTAAAATAATTACCCATCGTACTGCTTGTTCAAGCATAGTCTGTGTGACTTGCTCATCATATATCATTGCGGCAATGTACTTGAGTGGTCCTACCTCAGATTCAACTTTTCGCACTTCCGTAGCGAATGGCTGTCTATCTTCATTGAGTTTAGCAACAATTTTTTGTTGGGCTTCGTTTTCGTTAGCGATACGGTTTCTCTCTGCTTTCTGAGAAACACGCAAACCATTCGCCCTTCTGGCACCTTCTTCTGAAGTGCTTCG